AAAGGATCAAAGAAAGATCCATCTAAGGATTATCGAGAGGAAACTCCATCTAGACAATGATTCCTGACATTGGTAATGTAACTGTTAATAATGCTGAAATACCTTTGGTTGGTATTGGTAATGTTAATATAGGTAATGTTAGTAATATATCCACTCAATCAATAAAAGTTTCTGATACTAGAATTGCTAATAATAATGATGCTCGTGTATGGACGGTTACCCCTCCTAATGTAACCCATTTAGGACCTCCTGTTGTTGTTAATGTGGGAGCTCCTATTGTTAATATGCCTGGATGTGTTGAGACACATAAGGAAAATGCTAGAAGTAGGAATAGAAATAAGCAGTTAGTAGATAATGATCCTAAAGGTAATACCGTCTTATGTGATTCGGGAATGCCAAATTTCATTCCACCAAATTATGAAGCTAATAGATTAAAGTGGGAAACATTTTATAAAGATGCACCGAATGTTGATAAAGGAGTAGATACTGGTGATCCTCCAGCACCTCCTGAGACACCAGCCTCTCCTGAACCTCCTAAGACACCTGGAGAGACAGCAGAAGATCCTCCTTGTCCTGGTCCGATGGCACCTCGCATTGGAGATGTAGCACAGAATATGAAAGAGAAGGTCTCTGGATTTGAGTTACAAAGAGATCCTAGGAACCCAGATGGTGAGAAGATATGTGTTACTTTGTATGAGGATATTGGTGCAGTAGAAGCATTTCTTCCAACACCTCAAGTTATAACTACTACGGCGACAATTGCGGCAGTCGCAACTGGATCGGCCCTCCTAGCAAAGCCCCTGGCTGACCTTCTTCTAAAGGTTGTGAAACCGGTAATAAAGAAGGCGATGGGTTTCGTAAAAGAGAAGATCCTAAAGAAGAAACCTCCCGTTCTTTCGGTGAGGGAGAAGATTTTGAAGCAGCGGGAATTAACTGAGGCTGTGAGGGCTGCACGGAAACTTCAGGGAAAGTAGGTCGTGGTAGATTATGACTATGAGGAGTAAGAGTTCCAGGAGGTGTAGTTACTACCACATCCGCACAGATAGCAGCATAAGGACTCCTAGGGTGGAACATTATACCTTTCTGCATAAGTTCCCCACAGTTCTTAAGACGAGCTATCTCAAAGTCTAATCTTTTGTTAGCAGTGATTTGTTGTTGTTGATTTATCTGTGTTTGTGCTGCTTGCTTACAGAGTGATTGTAATTTTCCATCAAGTGGAAAGGATAGAGTAGCAGAGAGACCAATATTAAAACTATTATTAGCAACCATATCAGTACGAACTGGTTTTTCCCAGACAATCTGACCAGGATTATCAGGTACTCCATCAGGTCCATCTACTTCCATTTCGATTTGTATATCTGAACCATCAGGGAAGTAACGAACTGGAGTGTCATCAGAAGTATCATTAGCAGTTCCATTATCATCCATCATTATACTTCCATCAGGATTGGTCTTTACACTATCATCATACCAATTTTCTTCAATGGTTTGAGGTGTAACACCATCTGCTTCATAGATGATATCTCCCATCGTTCCATCAGCATTGTTAGGACCTCTTTTTATTCCATCATACCAAGGATAGTTTTTTACAGTAACAGTTTGAGTAGTAGTACGTCCTGTAAAGTCATTGTTATTATATTGTGGTTGTCTGTACATTCTCTCAAATGGATCCTTCCAGGAGTTACTGTATTGGATATAAGGAGTCGCATTAAAAGTAGGACCTTGACAACTAATCTGATTCCCGTAGGTGTTAGTTATATAAGGACCTTGTAAGACCTGGATAGCTTGGTTTGTTACTGAGCCAGATGAGTTTGCTATTGGGTTAGCAGTAGCAGAAACACCACCTACAGATTCTGCTAATGCGGCCGTCGGACTCAATAACGATAGTACTAATGTACCTATTGGGTAAAGATACTTGTTGTGTCGGTTACGCTTTCTATTACTGTGGTTCGTTGTATGATCGTCTGGTTGGTCATCCCGGGTCCTTGATATGATTGGGAGAATTGAAATGCTCCACCAGGATCTGATATCGTATAACTTCCTGCGCTGGACAGATCCAGTGAGTCGAAGGAGCTCGTCAATACTCCGGTTGCCCCGTCGTTTGCTCCGGTACTTCCGGTTGACGGTGTTATTTGTACCTGACTTGAATTTACGCCCGGGTTGAGTGGTGCCCCATTGTTCTCTACCCCTACGCCTGTTACTGAGTATTCCCATCCTGTCCTATAGTCAATTGAGTTTATGGTTTCAGTCACGGTTGAGCTGGTTTCCGTGTGTGTAGTCATCGAGCCCTGGCTGAAGTTGGGCACGACTGGGACTGCTCTAGCAGCAGTCCCATAACTTAGGAGCAACAATAAAGGAAGAATCCTTTTCATGGCTCTTAGTCAATTTGGAGTTCTGTAACGAATTGGCCAGTAGCTGTAGTGCCAGCGCCTCCAGCAGTTACCGTCAAGGCACCCTGACTAGTTACTGTGCCAGCCAAGTTTCCCGCGGTTCCAGCAGCAGTAGACAACTGATTAGAAAATGGTGAAACATCACCTACGTCAGGTCCAGCAGTATGCAAAGCATCACCTTGGATGAATGAAGTTGAGAAACTGAATGCTTCCCCTGGATCGTCTTGGGTAGCAGAAATAGTTCCTGGACCATAGACTCCACTACTAATAGCACCAGCAGTAATTGTATTTGCTGTGGTTCCGTCAGTAGTATCTACGTTATTACCAGAGATACTATAAGAGTTTCCAACTCTTTGCATATGTGTTGCAGCAGAATTAACTGTCAGCTGAACGCTAGATGTCATTCTTGATGTAATATCAGCACGTGCCGCTAAAGGAGTGGCTGCCATCACTAGCATAATGAAAGGAAGAATCCTTTTCATATTAGTTGAGATAATATACCTATCGTTATTTAGTAAAAAATCTTGGTAAAAGTTAGATTAAGAAAACACTACGGGTGGTGTTGCGTTATTTCGTCATGAGCATTATAATAAATACAATACAATATTGTGTTTTTAATGCCTCCCATCGATAATGTATACACAAAAGAAGAAGTAAACATGTTGATCCAGGCCGCAGTTGCTGAGGCCAAGGAGATGGATGCTGAATTGATGAGGAAGCATAATCGTAATGCAACTATCATCAGCATGATTCTTGGATTGATATGTCTTGCATTATTTCTTGATGGATTGCTGAGGATTCTTGGTATCATTCCACCTTTCATGGATTTGGATGTTGATATTATTGATGATATTGTTGAGAGAGTTGAGGAGGACATAATGCCTCAGGTACAACCATATGTACAAAAGGCACAGCAATATATACCAGGATTATGATAGGTACAATAGATACGTCACTTAGTTCAATACGAATAGGACTTATTATGATCATGGGAGTCTTCTGGTTTGGACTTGTGATTGATACTATTCTTAGAGATCCTGAAGAAGATGATAAATAATTAATACTAGTGATGTAACAAATGAAACAACAATCTATTAAGTTTGTGATTAAACAAGATGGTACTGTAACTGAAGAAGTTATGGGTGCAGTTGGTAAGGAGTGTGAAAACCTCACTAGAACAATTGAAGAAAAACTTGGTGTAGTTCAAACAGTTGAACATAAACCAGAATATTATAAAGCAGCCATATCTGTAGAAGAAACTATTCAAGAGTTTACACACGATTCCGAGGGGTGTTAATGTCACACTTTACAACCATAAAGACAAAGATTAAAGAACGTCCTTATTTAATTGAGGCATTAAAAGAATTGGATTATAGTGTATTGGAGAACCATCTTTTAATCAATCCTGAAGACCATGACCATAACCAGTGGAATGTTCAGGTTGCTATCAATGATTGTGTTGGATTTAAGTGGAATGGTAATGAGTATGAACTAGTTGCTGAGCTTGATACTTGGGATTTGGATGTTCCTGTAAGTAGGTTTATTGAGAAGGTTACGCAACAGTATGCTAAGGCAACAGTTCTTGCTACTGCTGAAGAACAAGGGTTTACATTAGCAGAAGAACATAATAAAATAGATAATACAATAGAGTTGGTGGTAAATCGCTGGAGTTAATGGACAATTTTTCTATCTTTCTGTTTGCTATGGCTGGTATCTCTATGCTTGTAGGTGCCTTTTATTTGATGCATAGTGCTGCAAGTTCACAACCTATGAGAGATTATAATGCAGGTCGTTTAAGTGGTACATGGACTACTCAAGTCAAGAAACCAGTACACCCAGAAATGAAGGATGTAGAACCTGGTACAGAGTTAATGGGTGTAACTTTTAAATCAAAGGAAGTTACTGAATGTGATCTTGAAGAGTATAAAGATCTTCAGGCAAGGATTGATGCATTAAGAATTCAATTGGAAGATCAATTGGATGATGATGAAGAGGATGATGATGGTGGATCTGCAGTGGTTTTAAGCACATGAGTAAACGAGAGTGGAGTGAGCATCATAAGGAAGTACCAGATGATTTCATTAAGAGAGTTAATGAATCTGAGCATCCAGAAATGCAAAACATTCCACCCGATCATGAGTTTATGGTTGTAAGGTTTAATGGCCTACGTGATGAGTTAAATAATAAACTTCAAGATAGAATAGATGAATTGAAAAAGAAAGAGGATGAGGATAATGGTGATGGTGGATTAGTAGTCAGAAAATAGTGACTTGACATTCACTTAACAGAAGTTTATAATAAATAACGTGAGGTGGTAAGGGCAATGTCAATAAGTCCCCCCAATTGTACAATGGGCCTGAGTATAAGCAGGATATGTACACCACCTCATACTACCCCAAACCGAGACCATGGGGACAAGTCTCTCATCTTACAAGTTCAAATCGCTCTATTAACTAATGACTACACTCTCAACACGAGAGCGGTCGCCATTCGCTAATTGGAACACCTTCTGTGACTGGGTAACATCTACAGACAATCGTTTGTATGTTGGATGGTTCGGAGTCTTAATGATTCCTACTCTGCTTACAGCTGCAACTTGTTTCATCATAGCGTTTATCGCTGCTCCACCTGTCGATATCGACGGGATCCGTGAACCAGTCGCTGGTTCATTCATGTATGGAAACAACATCATCTCTGGTGCTGTAGTTCCATCTTCCAATGCTATTGGTCTACACTTCTATCCCATCTGGGAAGCTGCTACAGTGGACGAATGGTTATACAATGGTGGTCCATACCAACTCATTATATTTCATTTTCTTATTGGTATCTGTGCTTACTTAGGACGCCAATGGGAATTATCGTATCGTCTGGGCATGAGGCCCTGGATTTGCGTTGCTTATTCCGCTCCAGTCTCCGCTGCGTTTGCAGTCTTCCTCGTTTATCCTGTGGGACAAGGATCGTTTAGTGACGGTATGCCACTTGGGATATCCGGCACGTTCAACTTTATGCTTGTCTTCCAGGCGGAACATAATATCCTTATGCATCCATTCCATATGTTGGGTGTCATCGGGATGTTTGGAGGTGCTCTCTTCAGTGCTATGCATGGTTCCTTGGTTACCAGTTCAATCATTCGTGAGACAACTGACACAGAATCACAGAACTATGGATACAAATTTGGTCAAGAAGAAGAGACCTACAACATTGTTGCCGCCCATGGATACTTTGGTCGTCTAATTTTCCAGTATGCATCCTTCAATAACAGTCGAAGTTTACACTTCTTCCTTGCCGCATGGCCTGTTATTTGTATCTGGATGACATCTCTAGGTATCAGTACGATGGCATTCAACCTAAATGGATTTAACTTTAACCAGAGTGTCTTAGATGCTCAAGGTAAGGTAGTTCCGACCTGGGCGGATGTCTTAAACCGTGCCAACCTAGGTATGGAAGTTATGCACGAACGTAATGCTCACAATTTTCCTCTAGACCTTGCGGCATTGCCAGATGATGGCTTGCCCATTGCTCTAACAGCACCTGCTGTAGGTTAATTATGGAATTGATACTTGTTCTTGCGATGGTCGGAGGCGCCGTATTCGGTGCCTACAAAATGACCCCTAAAGACAATTAAATATTATCAAATGCTTCTTTACTGAGGTAACCCTCCTGTGAATCACCGTATACTTTCTGAGCAACGGTGTCTCCAGGGGGGTTTTTATTATCTCTTTCCATCTGTTCTTCTAATTTTTCTAAGGCAGCATTAACACCAGCAAGACGCTGCTCTAGAGTATCTCTCCAGTGAGAATACATCTTATGTTTCCACTTACGTCTTTCTTCAAAACTAATTTTAGAACCGCAACCCATTTTATTTCTTAAGTAGAACCTTCCTATTTATGATATATAAAAATAAAACGATGAATGAAAAGGACATTCATGATATCTTAGATCAAGTGCAAACAGACCACCTGTTTATGGAGAATAGAGTCTGTAGAGTTTGTGGTGTTGAGAAGAGTCTCTTAGCTGATTTCTATAAGTGTCGTAAGGATCATACTTTAAGATCTTCTTATTCATATGAATGTAAGGAGTGTGCAAAGACAAGAGTTTTAGAAAATTATTATAATGATTCGGTTGGAACATGTGATATTTGTGGTAGTATAGATACTAAGTTAAAAGATAATATATGTAAGAGTTGTAATAGAGCATTGAAAGAGTTTGGAAATAATATTGACACATTACAAAAAGCAGTGTTATACTTGGAGAGAAATAAATAATGTTTGTCAGTACATGGCCTCAGAATATGATAACTGAATTGGGATATCTTATTTTTGGTGGAGCACTTGCTGCTATACCAATTTTGTTGTTAGGGTTAGTTCTTAATAGAGGAAACGATCAAGGATGACTTTTCTAATAGCACTTATGTCATTCGCAAACTTTGTATTCTATCCATTAGTGATAGGTGCAATTATTGCAGTGATTATAGAACAGATCCTTAGAGCAAGAGGTGATGAGGATAACCCCAAAGATGTGAAGAATGTCTTTTTTGCCATGGGTATCCGAAAGTATTTGATCAGACAAGCATGGATCTTTAATATCATTTGGTTTGTTGGATACTTTATTCTTATGTTTACTATTGGAAGACAACAACCAGCAGCAATGCCCGATATGCTTTGGCAAGGATAAATACAGAAACGTAAATTTGTTATGGCAGAAGAATTAGCAAAGATTGACACTCAAGGAATGAGTGGGCCTACTGATCCCAATTACAAGGGTAAAAAGAAGAAACCATCATCAAAGAAACCTATGATGGTTAAACCTATGAGGTTGCTTACCCCTTTGCTTGTAAATGAGTTAAAGCATCTTATTAATGAAGTTCTAGATGAACGAGAGTACAAGAGAAAGTTGGAAGGTGGATATGATAATCCAGAACCACCACCACAATCTTATTTTGATTTAACAGGAAGGGAGTATCCAGTAAAATGACAATTTCACGTGATAATTGGATCAGTATGAACCTCAATGAGTTGGTTGCAACAAGAGCAGCATTTCTTTCTGAGGAAATGTCTGAAGGTGAAATAGAAGATCTTGCATCAGAACTAAGAGTAACTCTTACTTTTGATACTATGTTTGGAATGATTGATGAAGCTATTTGGGATTACTTGGATAGATCTGATAAACAATATGGACAGATACAACCTGAACCTGGACGTGAGGCTTGGTTAACTGAGATGGAAAAGAATAGGAAGAAGTATGAGATGGTAGATCTTGTATCACCATCATGGACTATTAAAGTACCTAGACTTAAAAAGAAATGACTGAAATTTTGAAAGGAAAGGTAAAGACCGTTTATGATGTACCTGAGCAAGCCGATAAAGTAAAGATTGTATTTCATGATAAAGTCACAGCATGGAATGGAAAGCACGTAGAGTATCCAGAAGAGAAAGGTAAGGTATGTTGTTTAATATCTGCATTACTTTTTGAACTGATGGAGAGGAATAGTATCAAGACTCATTTCATTGGTACTGAGGGCCTTGATACACTCTTGTGTAAGAAGTTGACAATCATACCAGTAGAGTTTATTGTTAGGAATATTGCTGCTGGTAGTATAGTTAAGACTACTACGATTAGTGAAGGAACATTAATCAATCCTCCTATAGTAGAGTACTTCTTAAAGGATGATGCAAAGGATGATCCATTGCTTACATATGATCGAGTGAGACTAATGGGTATTGACCCTGAACCGATGAAACAGCAAGCATTAGAGATTAACTATCAATTGCAATCATTGTTTACTCTGTGCGGTATAGACCTTGTAGATTTTAAATTGGAGTTTGGATATGATGCTCACGGCGATTTATTCCTGGCTGATGAATTATCACCTGACAACATGCGACTATGGAAGAAAGGAACGAAAGAGAGGTTCGATAAGGACTTGTTTAGAAAGGACGAAGGTGATATAGTAGAGGCATACAAGCACATCTTACATCTCTTACGACAGTTTGCTTAACTATGGATGATATTTTTTTACCTGGTACAATGATTAGAGTTAATAATCCAACGTCAATATATAATGGATATGAAGGTTTCATCCAAAGGATTAGTGGTGATAAAGCTGCTGTACTCTTTGATGATTATTCGCCATGGGAAAAACTAGTAACAATGCCAATAAAGGATTTGAAAAAGAAATGACTGCAGAATGGATTAAAGAAATTCCTGGATGGGAAGAAGAATATATGAGTCTGAGAGAATGTGATCCTGGTCCTTATCTCACTGATAATGAATGTGAGGTTCTTCAGAAGGATGGATTATCAGCCAATGAAGGAATGATCTATGGTAGGATGTATGCTGATTGGAAGAAACGTAAAGGATATAAAGTGGAAGAAAATGTTAAACCAGTAAATAGTTCTGAAGATTCTTCCGAATAGAATGTACATTGTTTACGAAGATCACATAGAGAAATTAGAAGAAGAGAATGAGGACCTTAAGCAAGAAGTTCTATTGCTTAGACAAAGGTTGAGATATTATAGTAAGGTCCTTACTGGTACTGTAATGGTTGGAGAGAATGACAACATCTTATGATGATTCTAATTGGAGAGAAGAGTATAAAGGTTATACCTCTAGTAGATATGAGTTAGATCTGCTTGAGAATGGACCTAAGAGTCTTGCTCAGTCTTGGATGATGGGTGCACTGCATAACAAGTGGAAGAAGATGAAAGGATATAAAGATCCTGAGCCACCAGATTGTCAGTCATCACTTAAAGAATCATTGCAGATATTTGATGACTATAGTGATCCTTATGGTGGTCACTAGGCATTTATATTTGTTAAGGTTTCAACACATGTTCGTATAAATAATGGTAGAATTGTGAGGTAACGAATGTAATGAAAGTATCTTGATTATGTTGTCCGTTCAAAAACGTGGAGGCTACCATGCACAATTTAATATCTTATAATCAGCTTGCTGATTGGAACCAAAAAGAATACGAAGCAGATGTTCATGATCCAATTACGGATTACTTTGAATGTCTAACTGAGTGTGATGAAACAACACAGTCTTGTAAGAGAATGTGTAGACCACTATTAACCTCCTAATTGACACTCATTACAGAATACAATATACTAAGAAGCAGTAATGCTTCTTTTTTTATGCATGGAAATTTAGACCCTGAAGAAAATGTGTTACCTGATGCGGATGAACACGAAGACTTGCCAAAAGTTAAATTAAATTTTGATGGTTGTTATAATTATGACCGTCTAAAGAGAGAAGGATTACTTGATGATAAGGTTACTTGCCATATTGATGATGACCAGGTAGATTGTGAGACATGGAGTAAACCTATTTCAGATACTAAATAAAATTTTTCCACCGCCAATGAATAATATGAATTTCACAGTGTATTCTAGACAAGGATGCCCGTATTGCACTAAGATCATACAGGTCCTTCAATTAGCAGAACTTAAGTATGTTGAGTATAAATTAGATAGAGACTTTGATCGACCAAGTTTCTATGTTCAGTTTGGCCAAGGATCAACCTTTCCACAGGTAGTCTTGGATGGTACTAATCTTGGTGGATGCTCTGAAACCGTACAATACTTACAAGAAAATAACCTAGTCTAATGAAATATGAGGATGACTTTGAGAATGTCTATGATTTAATTGAACATGCTATTGATTTAGCATTTTTTAAAGGTAATATGCAACTTAAGTTTTATGATTATTTGAAATATCGTAAGACAACAAAAGCAGAAGCAGATTCTTTTCTTGAAAGTTCCACTGCTTCTGAATTAAGGCAGATGGTAGTTGAACTTGAGGAGTATATTAAGGGAGGTAAGGATAATGATCACAAACAATTACGTGAAGCATATCATCACATCCCTAAACCTCAAGCAAGAAAGATAAAAAATTATTTAAATAATTTCCTTGAGGATGCAGTGAGGTATAGTCATGATAGAAGGCCAGGCAGGAGAAAAAAGCGATCTAAATAATGACGACTCCGAAATTAATAAAGGAGTTGAGTTGTTACTTAGAAATCGGAGGAGAGTAGAACCGTCCAAGACTTTTCAGGTAAAATTTTGTATCTTCAATAGAGAGGTTACTTTTTACATGAACATAAAGAAAAAAAACTAACCTGTGGAGAAGTATAATGGAATCACAAATTTTATTTTTTAGTGGTGTATCAATTATAGCATTTTTTATAGTTGGGTTTTTGGTTGGATGGTTTACAAATGATGTTGTAGCAGCCTTTTTAAATAGGCAGAGATTTCCTACACATCCTGAGATGTATGATGAACATGGAAATGTTATTCCAGATGAAATACATGCAGTACGATTTGAGAATCCAGAACTATTAGAGGATGAAGAAGAATAGCATTGACGGTTTCAAGTAAATATCCTATACTGAAAATAAACTAATTAATACCATGCCTACATTAAAAAATACAATGGAATTGCCTGGAGATCCTAATTCCGATGGCACCATGTATCAAAGTGCCTCTCCAATCAAAAAGAGGAAGAAGGCAGCTGCTCCTAAACCACTTCCAAAATTGCCATTGAATCCATTTGTATATGAGATTCTTGAGTTAGCATCAAAGCAGAGGAGTGGTGAAAGAAAGATTGAAGTTCTTCAGACTTATCGACATGATTCTCTTACTAGTATTTTGATTTGGAATTTTGATGAGACAGTCATTTCTCTACTTCCTGAAGGAGAGGTCCCTTACGGTGAGACAAATGCTCAAACGACCTTTGCAGGTAGTTTATCAGAGAACCTTGCTAAAGAGGCACGTGGAGGCGAATCAGCAACAGGCCAAGACCTTGATGGTAGGAATAAGACATCTTTGAGGAAAGAGTGGCCAAATCTTTATCATTATGTTCAAGGTGGTAATGCATCTCTTACAACAGTTCGTAGAGAGATGATGTTTATTAATCTCCTTCAAGGTCTTCATCCAAGAGAAGCAGAAATATTAATTCTTACAAAGGATAAGAAGTTGACTGATAAGTATAAGATTACTTTTCCACAGGTCAAAGAAGCATATCCAGACATCGCATGGGGAGGTCGTTCATGACTGCAGAAGTGGAGGAAGAGAAGAAGGAAGAGGTTGTAGAAGAAAAGAAACAAGAAGAACGATTTGATGCCTATGCTTATTCATGTCAAGTGTTGTTAGAAAATACTACACTTGCAAAGGCTAAGGATAAGACTTTTCCTAGTGATGCATATCTTGTTTGGTATAATGTAGAAGGAAGTGAGGTGTTAGATCTCACTCGTTCTGCCAAGAAGGCTAATATTTTTGATATGTATTATGATAAGTATTCAACTGATCTTAAACGAATTGAGTATGGACATGGTACAGTAAATCCTAGTCAGTGGGGATATAAATCACCAGAGAAAAAGAAAAGGAGAAAAGGATAATGAGTGATGAACTTAGAGATCAAATAAATGAAATTATAAAGGATGAGATTCAGGATACGATTAATGATTATATTGATAAGGTAGAGAGTGGAAAGGCAGCAGGTTTTGAAGAAGGTGATGAACTAAAAGTTAATATTATGAAGGATGAAATAGATAATATTATTAGAGAGTATAAGAAAGTTAAAAAGCGTAAGAGATCCAATCTCTATCAGGTAAAGAAGATGGGACTACTTGATAAGCACGGGAAGCCACTAAAATGAGACTAGGAGTTATGTGTTCTGGCAATGGAACCAACTTTGAAAACGTAGTCCGTACTTGTAAAGATGATGAAGTTGTGTTAATGATACACAACAAAGAGAAGTGTGGTGCTAAAAAGAGGGCTGGTAAATTAGGCATTCCTCATTGTCATATTAAAAGTAAAGATGAGGATCAGATAATTCAATTGATGCAAGCATGGAGAGTTGATCTTATTGTTCTTGCAGGTTGGAT